GTAGATATATCAATGATGAAATGTCACATCTTAAGTAGAATAAATTTGTTGTTTACCCCCTTCGCAAGTATTAGCATTTTGGTTATTGGATAGCTATTAAACCCTTGGAGTTGTAGAGGACGCCGGGGGTTTTTTAGTATCTACCTATTACGCCAATTCTTATTTCTACTAGGCTCTAACCGCGCTTGTTCCTTTTCTATAGCGTTTAGTCTGTGAAAGATTTCGCGAATATCTGATTGGCGTTTAGAGGATCTATTAGATAAGACCATCAGGAGGGCGCTAACCATTGCACCAATTAACGCGGCGTATATTTCTGTCATTGGTTTCCTAATAAGTTATTCCATTTGTCAGTAATTTCTTTTTCCTTGTTAACTCTATTTCTTATTTGTATTTCTACGCCTAATCCTGTAAACGTATTTGCGTGACAGTGTGCTGGGTTGTCACGCCCATCTAAAAAATATAATTTTTCCATTAATTCAGTACGGGCCGCGTTTTCCCAAATTGATAAGGGTTGACTCATTAGCGATAACAATTAGCTTTAGTATGGTAATACGTATAAATAGCAAGTAAACGCGTATGTCTGAACAAGCAACAAAAACACCAGAGAACAAAAAGAAAAGTCCTTTTCAAAAACTAAAGGAAGGAGTTGACGACAAAGAAGAACAATTAGTAATTTTGTCTACATTCGTGAGGCTTGGAGTTGTCGTCTGGAGCGGATTTATCATTTCTTTAAATTATATAACTTTGCCTGCATTTGGAGAGCAACCGCCTAAAGATATAACCTTTGTAGCTTCAGTATTTACAGGGGCTTTGGCTAGTTTTGGTTTGCAAACAGCGTCTAAAAAAGGTGATGGAACTTATAAAGCAGATGAGGAAAAAAGAAAAGCAGAGGCAGCGAATGGTTCAGTAACAACAATGAGATTTGAGACAGGGGTTAAAATTATTCCTATTCAACCAAGACAAGAACGTCTTGCCACTGATGAAATCACTCAACGTCCAATAGATCCTGAAACAGGCAAATTGACATGAAACGACTACTAATCCCATTTGCTTTGCTCCTAGCCGCTGCCACCCCTGTCAGTGCTAATGGCTTAAGAATGAAAACAGTAAACAGCGTTCAATTGACAGTTGACAACGCTCTAACTAATTCCACCCGTGGGGCTAGCTCTTATAGCCTTTCGACCAATGGTGTGACAGCTTCAGCGCTTGGGGGCTTGAGTTTGGCCAATAATGCAACGAGTGCAACGCTCACGGCTCCAACCATTGCTCAAACCACAGCAGGCCAGCCGACTTCAGTAGCAGTTAGCTTTACCCTTGGCGATAATGTCAATGCGGTTAATGCAGGTGTAGATGTTTCTAGCGATGGTTTGCTAGTAGATCTTCCAGCTTTTTCTAATGTCATCTCACAATCTGGAGGTGTGAAAGGGACGCTCGCGGGAACAGTGACAGGAACAACTGCCGCCGTCGTGGCTGGAGGCGCGGGAACTAGTGCTATTGCTTCTATTTCAACTGAGCTAACCGTGGGCGATTGGTAGTGAAAAGATTACTGCTTTTGCTTTTACTTACTAACCCTGTAAAGGCAGTTCCAGTGATAAGCAATTTTGTCCAAGGCCAGTCTAATGTGACCACAGAAAGCACCCAGACAGTAAGGGAAATTCAAAAGGTTTATTCTTATTCAACGGGGTCAACTTGGAGCGTGTCAGGTTTAAATATTGAGCCTGTTTCAGCAAATCAAGTAATCAGCCCTACATATAAAACAATTAGTGAAAATACTATTAACAACGTAACAAGTACATGGACTGGAATTGATCTTGCAAACAAACCATTATTTAAACAAACAATCCCAGGAGCAAACATGCAATATATGGAAACGATTTCTCAACCTGGGTTGACTTCTGTTTTAGAACTAGACCGCACAACAACGACAACATCTATCAGCACCAGTATTAGTACATTTAGTCAGTGAACTATAAATTAACACCTCTACTATTTGCTTTAATTTGTAATCCAGTTTTAGCAGATAACTATAGTTCAACATCGGCTCCTACTTCTAATGTATCGGGGAGTATATCAAATATTGGGGTGATGAATATGCCTACCCGTCAGTTCCAAAATCAATATGGAAACGGCATTGTTTGTCAGGGTTCAACGCTTGCAGTTCAGCCCTATATCTCAACCAATATGAGTTTCACAAGACCATTTAATGAAACAAGTCCTCAATATTTATTTTCTAATATAGATGCAAATGAAGATGGAGACCCTGACAACCCATCACAATTAATTGGTGAAAGATATGCAGCAACAGGACAAAAGGATTCATTCGCAATTACACCAGGAATAAGCCTTTCATGGAATATTCCACTAGATAGACGCGCTCAAAAGTTGTGTCGAAAACTTGCAGCGAAACAAGTGCAATTTTGGGAAAATAGAATTGCAGATCAAAGGATAAGTTATGAATTAGGAAGGATTAAACATTGTAAAAGTTTACTTTCAGAAGGTGTAATTATTACAGGTAAGTTTGCGGCTATCTGCTCAGATGTTTCTTTAGGTTTAGCACCCAATACTCTCCCACAACATCAGCATTCTATTACCCCTTTAAAGAACGACGTAAAGCCATAATAGCCCTATTCTTATCTCTTTGAGCTAGTTTCCTTTCATTATAACTTTGTATTTTTTCTTTCTTTCCTATTAATTTAAATATTTTTTTTGCGATTTTTTTAGTAGCTGGTTTAATTATTTTAAGAAGGATTGAACTTGCAGGCTTAGCAGCTAAAACCACGGTTGCAGAGACAAAAGTTGTTGCGGCTACGGAAAGAACCTGAGAACCTGGGGGCGTAAAATTCTGGGCTAATTCTCCGATACTTATATTCTGCCAAATTGTTTGACATTCACCTTCAATATCTCTTACATAGGCTTTAACTCTTTTAGTCTGTTGCGGCCCTAATGCTCCAATAGGTAAGGCATCAATAGGAGGACAATCAAAAGAAGTATTTAAAGCTAATTGTAATTCTTTTTTGTTGATTGCATCAAGGTTAAGATTCTTCGGCACATTAGTTTTTTGATCTTTTTTACTATCTTTTTTTACTGTTTCAGCTTTAGTTTTCTTCTCTGTCATTTCTGACAATTCATCACTCATAGATTTAATATTCTCTCTTGCTTGTTCTTCAAATTGCTTTTTTAAATCTTCATTTATTTTATCTTTTTGTTCATCAGATAATTTATTTACAACTGAAGGGGTCAAGATCGGTGGGTTAAAAGATCCAAATTTAAAATCGCAGTAACTAGAATAACTACCTTTATCAAAATTAAAAACTTCTTGAGTTGAAAAATCTTCCCTAGCTTCTACACAAGGAAGATCAATAATAGGTTTTGGAAAGTTAAAAGTTAATCGTTCAACTGAAGGGATATTATTTTTAATGGGCAGAACAGCTATATCAGGAATACGAGGTTGATTTATTCCTATGTCTTTAATTTCCACTAACAATCAGATAAATCTACCCCTAAGCTAGAACCCACATTTTCACCTAGTCGTTGAGCGCGGTTCCTTACAAATGGCTCAAGTAAAAAACCAATAATCGGTACGTTAGAAAGCTTTGAAGCTCCCGCCGCCGTAGCAACTCCAGCTCCTACAAGGCCACCGTTATTCTTGCCAATGATTGAAGCTTCTAAGCACTTCATATCAATCTCTTGTCTTTTTTCTGTTGGGATATGTGGGATATATTCTTTATGGATATATGAGGTGTCTTGCTTACCGTTCCATTTGCTTTTGGTTTGATCGCTTGAAAACATTACAGTCTTAGGCGAGTTCATATTCAAAGTCATCATCACGTCTAATTTCTCCCCGTCCTTTGTATATCGCAATTGACTTGCACTATCTCTAGATGTAGCTAGGCGGCTTAAATCAGGTATTCCATTATTAGCTTTTGATAGAAGCGACATTGAAAGAAACGATTGACCTATCAAGCCAAGGCCGAGCAATCCGGGTAAAAAGTTTTCTTTCATTATTTAAATGGCAAAACTGATCCCGTTGAATCTGGGATTTTTATTTGTTCTTTAATTTGATATTGGATAACATCGATCATTTGATCTTGCAAACTAGCAATCATTTGATTCATAAATTCAACACGCTTTACATATAAATAACCCCCGCCCATCAACATAGTTAAAGACATAGCGAAAGATGCAACGCTAATGCCGTCTAAAATTTTTCTTACCATTAAAAAGTAAGCCTTGCAGTCATACTCTAATAGTCCTGCTTATGAATAGCAAGCTAAGACGGTTTTGTAGGCCAAGTTACGTTATGAGGCCATCCGCTAGAGGTTGGAACATCTCTTAAAGCTTGTCTATAGGTTTTCATTGCATCACTTAAAGTTGAATCAGATAAAGCCAAATAATCAGTCTCACTTAATTTCGTATTTCTTTCTTGTCTCATGTTTTCGGCTTTTTCATTATCAATAGCTGTTGCAGCCTCACCTGTCGCTGTTACTACCTTAAATTTTGTATAGCATTTGCCATCAATCTCTTCGACACCATCTCTAGAAGATGATTCATAAGGAGGTGCAAGAGTTGGCTTTATTCCATCAAAGACCCAATCATAACCAAGTGAATTGACAATAGTTTCAGTTAATGGCTTCGGGATAGAGATATGAGGAAATTCGCCTCTGAAAGTGATTTCGCCTACGATTAAAGACCCGTCTGTTTTCTTTTTAAACTCAGTCATAAGAATTAATTAATAAGGGTGAAAATACAAAGGTTTAAATTAATATATTCCCCTATATCATAGAACTCCTAATTGCAAGATAGACATGAGTATCACCACTACCATTAAGATTAGTATTAGAAACTTCGACTTCAAAACCTGTTGAGGTTAATACTATTCCCGTTGCTGAATTGGGAGCATTTGGGAGATCTGGGTAAAGATATTCACAGTATCCAGTATTTGATATACCTCTAGTTGTATCAAACAGTAGCCAATTTGTATTATTACTTGATGCGTTTTTTATAAGGACAAATTGAGGAGCCCACCCCCCGCGAAGCGTAATTACAGGACCTGTAGCGCTTCCATTTCCAGTATAAGAACCAGTCTCTACACAACTTTGATTTCTTGCAGCTCCAAAAATTAAATTATCATTTTCACTCCCACTCCAGATATAAGCAATATAACTTTCTGATGCTTTATTAACCGCGTCATTATCACCTGTTAAATAAAAATTTGAACTAGTTGGCCGGGTGTTATTCCAAACGCCTGTATCCTCATCATTTGAACTAATTTCTAGCCTTTTTGTTGGCCCTAATGAGTCATGGTAAACAGTCCAATTACCTGTACCGCTTGTCTTTTTTATCAATATTAGACCAGGCACCGACTGTAATTGATGGCTTATGGTCTGAGCATTTGCTGAGCCATTATAAGTTTTCAATGTAAAGAACCCAGGTTGATGTAAAAAGGTAAAAGAGGCAGTCGCTAAACCGCTACCGTTTAAAACATCAATACTTGAAGGTTGATTAAGTCTGTATCCATCAGAAAGAAATTGATCTACCAAGGCATAAGGACCAACCGCGCCATTGTCTAAACCGCCCGTTCCATCTAATCTTAAAGATTTTGCACCCGCTCCATTTTCAGTGTCATATACGACCCAACCATAATTATTATTACTTCTAGTTTTATGAAACGTTAAACCACCTAGCCCCGCTAAATCCATCCCATTATTTATACTTCTTGGATAACTATTATTACCTGTATATAAAAAGACTTTAAAAAAGCTATCAATATAGATAGGGTCACTTAATTCACCTCCAGCGGCGGACATCATTAATTTTTGAGTTTGTATATCCATAATTATTAATTAACTGACGTAATCGACGAGGGCGGCCCCCCTCCATGTTGTTCCATTATTAACAGAAACAAACATGAATAGATGTGTCTTGCCAGTCGTCAACGTTGGTGCCGTGTCACTATTCCATTTTACAGAAGTGGGCCAAGTTATAGTTCCAGAT